TAAGTAATATTTTTCAATGACTGATGTTAGTAGTTGTTTTTCCATATTATTTCCAAAGTATTTGAATTAAAATTATGCAAACTCCTAGGCTCAAACAAGTAAGTGTTTTAGGAGTTAAAGGTTCATTAAATAAATAATGAGACATGATAGTAAATACTACTACCCCAATTCCAAATCCAATCAAACGAGATGGCCATATTTGACCATCGTATGCTCCTACGAAGTTACGTACTGAATACATGAATAGTAATGATATGGGTACTCCCATGAATGCTACTAGTAGTGTATTGTTTTTGAACCACTCTATTTTCATTTGTCCTTGTAACTGGAAAAATGTAAGTACTTGGGCTATTAAGCCAAATATGAAACCTTTTAATAATTGCATAACGTAAATATATGATTAATGTTTGGCCTAGACAAATTTAAAGAATTTATTTACCTTATCGTTTAAGCTAGGAAATGACCAACCTAGATCCTCATAAATAGATTTTAGTTTGTTTAGTAGTGTTGATTCGAATCCCTCCTCTCTATTAGCAAATTCATCAATCAGCTTAACAATGAAATCAGGATCATTACCAGTGAAGCCTATCACATCAATATTGTATGGGTTAGTTTTCAATTGAATGTATTTCATTTTATCACCAACAGTGAAACGTGGATATTGTTTATCTGCTTTTTTAAACTTAAGTAGATCATTGTAATAGATAGCAGCTTTAGTATTGATAGGACATTTTAGTTTTAATGTACTGAATATCTCACCTGTTCTAGGGGCACGCTCAATATATGATTCAATGTTTTTAACTCCAGTTGGTTTAGCTACCTCTTCAATAGGCATAGTAGCTACATATTTCTTAAAATCAATTATTTGTTGATCGATTTCTGGTTTAGCTTTACCAAACATAATGTCTTGAATCAATTTCTCCCCAAACTTAGAATACATTGGAGTCATATTTGATTTCATTAGGTCTAGACCCTTCATATCCAATTCATCAACAGTAACACCTTCCTTATTTACAATGTACATTGCATAACGACGTTTACCTGCAAAATAACCTCTTTCAATAATCACTTCCTGCTTTAATTCAAAGTAATGTTCACGTGTACCAACATTAAAATAATCTCTAGTAACACGATCAATATTGTCATTTGCTGCTTTTTGTATTTCAGTAGCAATCTCTAATACTGCTTTAATGTATTCGTCCTTAGTTGATGTTTCTGGGTAGCGTTGTAATACTAGATCTTTACATTGGATGAATAATGAGTCAGTATCAGATGTAACTACATAGTCTTTTTCTTCAGTACCTAATTGCTCATTCATCCATTGGTTAACGAATTTAATTGATTCTTGAGTTACACGTTGACCAGTTAATGTAATGGCTTTAGATATCATTTTATGACCATCAGTATAGCGCCAACCATTAATAGCATAACAACCATAAACGTCATTTAATTTAATTTTGTAAGCATGTTGTCTACGATTATAGAACTCACCTTTAACAGCATCACCTGATTTGTATGCTTTTTTCATTAGGTTCTTATATTCAACACGCTTATTAAACCAATCAGTTAATACCTCACATACTACTGAGGAGCGGTCTGTTCTAAACATAGCACCTGATGCTGCTAGTAGCCATCCATTTTCCTCAATCATTTTAGTTAATGTGCCTACTTGAACTTGTGCTTGTTGTGTAGTTTGTCTTGGTGTTAGTTTTTCAATAGTAATTACCTCTTCAGGGTCCATTTGACGTAGATCATCTAATGTCCAATTATTATCGTATTTATCTCTATTAACTATTCGTCCAACGAACGTTTCAATACCAATATTTAAAGAACGAATAATGGACGGATAAAGTGAAGTAAAGTCCAAATCAATAACCCACTCATATAATCCTGGTACTGGGTCTTTTAAGTATCCACCAGCATATTCTTCATGTGCTTCTTTAAGTGATGGGTTAGTGGTAGTTGGTTTATTTGGTGATACTATATTATTACGTTTTAGGTAAGTTAATATAGCGCCATCGTTTAATACAGTTGATAAGTAAATCATCTCATAAGGCACATGGCATAGATGACAGATAGCAACTGTTAATTCTATAAATTTGAATTTCTTTTCTAATTCAATAATAATCTCAACGTCACGAATATTATATTCAATGTACTTATTTACATCCTCTCTAAATAAACGATCTAGATTACCTTCATATTCAACCTTACCTAGGTTAACGTATTTGGTTCCTATATCACCTAATTTATAAGATGGTTCGTTTTTAGGATTATATTTTTTGTATAGTAATAGGTAATCAAGATGATTGATACCTCCAATTTCAATAGGCTGAGCTGAATCCCACTCAGTAAATTTAAACTTACGAATAGGAGATAAACGAGCAGCCTCGTCTTTACCTAATACATTGCATAATCTATAATACAGGTAAGGAACGTCAAAGAATCCACTATTCCAACCTGTAATAATAGTTGGGTCCACTGACTCCCATAAGTCAAGGAATAGACGTAATAGTTGTTCTTCATCATCACATGGTATAACCTGCTTATCTTCTTCATCAATAGACGTTAATTGTTTTTTCTCGTCTAAGATTAGACAGTAGTATTTTTTAGCTGTAGCATCGTATAATGAGATTGAAGTAATCTTCATTGGTGCTGTCTTAATGTATTCTGTAGTTAATGCACCTCCAATCTCACACTCAATATCGAAGTAGATAATGTTCTGCCATTCAGGAGTATCATCGCTGTCTTTGTATTTATCAATTAATACAGCAGTTAGTCTGTCAATATCAGACTCATATAGATGATTATCATTCCATTCATATTTGGTAACGGCTTTAGCTCGTTTACCATCTAATGTTGGATACTGACCATTAGGGTCAATTGCGAAGCGAGGTACAGTATAGCTGAATTCGCTCCAGCCTTTCTTATCGTCGCGTAGATGAAATTTATAGTTGGGTTTACCCTCGTAAAATATTGATTGATACATACCTTAAATATAAGATATTATCTTGACAGAATCAAATTAGTAGTTAAGTACTGTTTTTACTAATGTAATATAGTTATCAACTACTGTTTTAATATCAGCTAATGGTATAATTGTGGGAGAAGCTCTACTTAACAGTGTTGTCATTGCTAATATTTCAGTAGACGAACCAGTAGCATATAGAGCAGCACCTTGAATTTGAGTACCAGCAACAGAACTAGATACTACTGTATCAAATGATGACCCCCAGTTAGGATGGCCTAATAATACATAAACATCACATATTGATGGATCAGATGACTGTCCATATGATTGACGATAGAAAGCATGAGCTGTAAATCCATCTACTACTGATCCTGAATAAATATTTCCTGTAACTAATAATCCACCCCCATCAGCCCCTATATTACCAGCTTTTTGGAATCCAATAGGTCCTGATCCACTTCTAGCACCTATTATTGTTAAAGGGTGAAAGCTTCCGTTTTGATTCCCACTTGGAAATGAACCAGTTGATTGAGAATATCCTGAGGCTGCATAATAGAAATTAGTATCAGTTAAAGTTGATGATTGAGAACTATAATTTAAAGATGGTGTGGGTGTTGGTATTGAATTACCTGATGTATAGTTAGTATTATTGCGTAACCAAGGAGCAGTATAATTACCCCCATCAAACATATCATTACCACCATCTGATATAAAGTAGGCATTACCATCTAAGAAGTAAGTAAAGAAATTTGGATTTCTTAAACTACCACTATTTGCTCTTAAGTAAGGCATAATAGTGTCTATTTGTGTAAATACAGACCCACTAACAGGAACAACAGTAGTTGTTGTAGTTGTTGTACTAGTAGTAGTGGGTGGTGGAGGTAATGGAACACTGCTGGAATTAGCAAGTATAATGCTACCTGCATTAGTATTGTTTACTAATGTAAAATTACCAGTTCCACTAAGATTAAATAACTCTATTGGCATGAATATAAATATTTAACATCCATCCTCATGCCATCGTTCACCATGATATTTTTTCTGGTTTTCATATGGATACGTGTCCCAATCTTTTTTAGGCCATGAAAAATCAATACCATCTTGAGGAAATGCTTTAAAGTAATTAGAAGTTGTAACGTCGCTTATATTATATACTTCATTCCATTTTGGTGCATTGTCGTATAGGTACTTCTCTGGTTGTAATAGATATTTGTTTATGTAATCTTCAAAATTAGCACAGTAATGTGCACCAATATATGTTTCTGCTCTTACAAAGTAATTATAATACAGATATAATTTATCTTTACCTATTTTTACTTTATCAGCAAAGCTATTTAATTCTAAAGGAATATCAAATAACGTAATTAAGTCAGATGCTTTACCCCAGAATATATGGTCTTTAGGATGGAATAATAATGATGGAAACATCCCACCTACAAATAACTGATGGTCATCTTTTTTATTATCAAAGAAAAACTGATACATTTTATACATACTGTCAATAGTATATTTCTGATCAGTTCTCATTTTAGCAGCATATCTTGTAGTTATTAATTTAACACCTGCAAATGAACTTACTATTTGATAGTTTTTATTTCCTGTACCTGAGGTTGTTGGGTATTTGTTTTCAATAAATTTTACTCTATTAGAATTATATTTTCTAGGATTATCATTTTCCCAATATGAAATTATAATATTGTTTACAAACGGTAATTGTAAATAAGTAGATATTATTTCATTTGTAGTTTCAGTATATGGTCCTTGTAATACTATATCTATTTTTTCTTTTGTTTCTGGTAGGTTAAATAGTTTAAGGTTATTTTCTATTGATACTGTATAGTGGCTAGGTAAGGCTTTATCCCTTAATTCTAGAAATAGTTCTAACGATTCATCTAATCTTCCCATCCACCAAGCGCAAACTGCTTTTTCAAATATAAAGACATCTTTACTAAAGTATTCAACACTTGTTTTTAGTGGTTCACTATCAAAATCACAGGTAGATAAAGCTACACTTGCTAGCATGTAAGATTCATTCCACTTTTTATTTTCCTCATATAGTCTAGATAGTAGGAAATATGCTTCGGGTCTTTTAGGGAGATAAGATATAGCTTGTAGATATACACCTTCTGTTGAATGTACTCTGTTATTTTGTTTTTGCAAGCACAATCCAGCTTTTACTAATGCTTCATATATTAAATTATCATCTTTAGAGTATTCTGTTACTCTTAGATAATATGTTAAAGCAGAAGCAGTATGACCTTTATTATAGTATTTTTCAGCTAACCAAAATACCTTTTCAGCATCAAATGGATCATTTATAAACTTTATTAATTCAGTTTGCATAACTTTAAAAAGTATTCTTTTGGTATTGTAAGTAAATAAGCAGCATTGTCTTCATATCCGAATGTAACTAGTATATTATCTTTGTATTCAGCCATTCCACAGCTAAATTCAATCATGCCTGTCATAAAACTAAAATCATCAGATGTATTTACAACATTCCATTGTTTATCCCAAACTACTATTCTATGGTAGTATCGGGCCATCTTGTTTTTATTTTTATTTTTCCACAAATCAACTTCATGAGTGATAGCTACATAATAATCTCCTATTGGTATTACCTGGCTTCCACCTCTAATGTCTCGTTTGCTGCTGTAAGGTTCACCTAAATAAACTTGTCTGGTTATTTTGTTTATAGGGTCTACCTCTACTATTTCAGTAGGGTTAGTCCATTTAACATAGTGATAAGGAATGTCTATAATAGGCATCCAGTTCTTTTCACAATATGATTCTTTATCTATTGGAGGTGGTATTCTAAATCGAGATATTTCTTTAACATAATCTGGTCCTACCTCTATTTCTGATAGTTCCATTCTACCTTCACCATTTGGTTTTGTATCTCGTCTTACACCACTAAGGTATAATTTATTATCCCATTTTACTAATCTAGCATCTTCTAAACCAATAAATTCCCAAACGGGTTCTATATCAAGAGTTGATGTATCAACTTTGTTGTGACGGATAATTTTATTATCTACTATTTCACAATAGTAATTTGTAGTGCGAAGTGTAATATCGTTTTCTGGGTTGAGATAGGCTAATGGTCCCCATCTATTTTCAAATTTACCATTAGTATGGTAAAGTGTGTATTGAACGTGGCGTAAATTAACTAATATTTTATTACCATCAACTAGTATTGTTGGATTAGTTAAACCAGTTCCATTTGTTAATTCAGAGGGGATTAGTAAAGGAGCAATGCTACCTTCATTTTCCAAGACCGTTTTCACTAGATTGTTCATAACCGTGAATATAACTAATTTTATTTATTTTTCCAAATCTACTTTTAGATATCTACAATTCTAGGATAAGTAACGTTATATTTTGGTATAAGTATTTTTTACTTATTTTAACATTGCTCAAATGCAATTCCTGTTATCATACCTGTGGAATTATTGATATTCCAAACAAATCCATTAATATACACATAGTCATATCCTATTAATGGCTCATATAATGTATTCACATATACCGTACATCCAACACCAAGATCAAAAGGTCCGCAATCTGAATAGAACAATCTATTAAATCCTGCATCACTACAAGCATTACTGATTGAACTACCCCTACCACAACCTTCGTATGATGTTAATGGGGGTGGTGGAGGTGGTGATGATACACTTATTTTTATCATATGTTTTTATCTTTTAAGGACAGTTACCATAAATTACGGCATATAAATATTGGCCGTTGCTAGTACCATAAGTATAACTATAATTAACAGTTGTATCTACTCCCCTAGAAAATTGATTGGGAGAATCAATCCAAATTAAATGAGCACCCCCAGGAGAACCTGCTGAAGAGTCCCATGGTTTACCATGCCATAGTGCTATATTAAGTGATAAAGAAAAATCTGCAGCAGATCCTGAAACATAAATAGATTTTGTTTCACTGGTTGTTCCTAAATCAAAAACTATCATTGATGAGGGATAACAAAGAACAGTAGAAGGGATTGAAAAATATAAATCTCTTTGTGTTCCATCACTAGCATAATTTAAACTTCTATCATATCCTTTCCATTGGTTTAAATTAAAAGGAGTATTTGTATCATATTTTCCACTATTACCAGAATGAACATTTATAGGTGTATAATATGGAGAACCATCATATATACCTAATCCTATTGCCCAATTACTAAAAGCATAACTTGATACGGATGTTTGTTCCATTTCAGTTCTAACATCACTAAAACTTATTTGACCTGAAGAAGGTAATGCCATGATTATGATTTTTTAAGTGATTCAACTTCAATTTGTAATTCATTGATAGCTTGAATAATTAAACCAACTAATTTCTCATATTTAACAGCTTTATAACCATTATCTCTTGTTACTACTACCTCAGGTAATACTTCTTCAATTTGTTGGGCTATAATACCTGTATCTTGTTTTCTGATGAAGAATCCATCTTCACCACCACGTTTTTGAATGTATTCGTCTGTCCAATCAAACATCACACCCTCTAATTTTTTAATTTTTCCGAGTGCATTTTCAATTGGTCTAATATTTTCTTTTAATCTTCTATCTGAAGAGAAGTAAGCTATAACATCACCAGTGGAGCGTAAATCTGTTCCATCAAATGTTAAATTTGCTTCGGCATTAATAGTTGAACTATTAACTGAAGTTAATACTCTATTATCTGCAGCATTTGTGTATGAAGTTATTCCTGCGCTTGCTCCAGTAGCACCTTGAGCACCTGTTGTACCTTGTGCACCACCCCCACCAGCAGTACCTTGAGTACCAGTAGCACCTTGAGCGCCATTTGAACCAGCAGTACCTTGAGAACCGTTTGTACCGTTAGTACCTGCTGTACCTTGAGAACCGTTTGTACCATTAGTACCTGCTGTACCCGTTGCACCTTGAGCACCGTTGGTACCGTTTGTTCCTGCTGCACCTTGGGCACCATTAGTACCGTTAGTACCTGCTGTACCCGTTGCACCTTGAGCACCATTAGTACCATTTGTACCATTTGTACCATTTGTACCTGCTGTTCCTTGAGCACCAGTAATACCTTGAGAACCATTTGTACCGTTTGTACCATTTGTACCATTAGTACCTGCTATACCTTGAGCTCCATTAGTGCCGTTTGTACCTGCTATACCTTGAGCTCCATTAGTGCCGTTTGTACCGTTTGTACCTGCTGTACCTGTTGCACCTTGAGTACCATTTGTACCGTTAGTACCTGCTATACCTTGAGCACCGTTAGTACCATTAGTACCAGCAATACCTTGAGCGCCGTTTGTACCGTTTGTTCCATTCGTACCATTTGTGCCCGCAGTACCCTGAGCACCATTTGTTCCGTTTGTACCTGCTGTACCTTGAGCACCATTCGTACCTGCTGTGCCTTGTGTACCAGTAGCACCTTGAGCACCGTTGGTACCATTAGTACCATTAGTACCAGCAGCACCTTGAGTACCATTAGTACCGTTTGTACCAGATGTGCCTTGAGAGCCGTTTGAACCAGCAGTGCCTTGAGCACCATTAATACCTGCTGTACCTTGAGCGCCTGCATTTCCAGTAAAACCTTGTGTACCTGTAGCACCTTGTGTACCTGTGTTACCTATTATACCTTGAGCGCCTGTTGTACCTTGAGCACCAGTAGCTCCTGTAGCACCGTCTAAGTTAACAGCCCAGCTTGAATATGTTCCTGAACCTACGGTTCTAAATGGGGCAGCAAATGATAAAGCACCTGTTGATGGGTTGTAACTTACAACTTCACTTTCTTGATGGTTATTAGCATCATAGGCTATCATAAGAGATTGAGCTACACTATAAGCTAACCCTGTACCTACTGTTATTGTACCTGCATTTCCTAATGTAAATGATGTGGAAGATGTAGTTTGATACTTATCACCTGATAATCCAGTACCACCTTGTACTCCAGGAATACCCTGGATACCCTGAATGCCTTGTACACCTTGTGTACCCTGGATACCAGTAAGACCTTGTGTACCCGTAGCACCTTGTGTACCAGTATCTCCTGTATTACCTGTTGTACCTTGAATGCCTGTTAAGCCTTGGATACCTGTAACGCCTTGGAACCCAGCTGTACCTTGAGGACCAGTTGTACCTTGAGCTCCAACTATACCTTGTGTACCTGTTGCTCCCTGAGTACCAGTAGCACCTTGAGTACCGTTAGTACCTTGTGGTCCTTGAATACCTTGAGCTCCAGTTTCACCAATTAGACCTTGTACACCTTGAATACCCTGACCACCCATTGTGCCTTGAGCGCCAGTAGAACCTTGTATTCCAGTTAAACCTTGTGTACCTTGAGTACCGGTTTCACCTTGAATACCTGTTTGGCCTTGAGCTCCTGTTGTGCCTTGAGCGCCTGTAGAGCCTTGTATACCTGTTAAACCTTGAGAGCCAGTATCACCTTGAGCACCTGTATTACCTGTTATACCTTGAATACCTGTTAAGCCTTGAGCACCAACTACACCTTGTGTACCTGTTATACCTTGTATGCCTGTTAAGCCTTGAATTCCAGTAGTACCTTGTACACCCTGGATTCCTGTAAGACCAGTTGTACCTTGTATACCTTGAGCGCCTTGAGAACCTATTGTGCCTTGAGCGCCTGTTTGACCTTGAATACCAGTTAAACCTTGAGTTCCAATAGCACCTTGTATTCCAATTATACCCTGAATACCTTGAGTACCTGTTATACCTTGTACACCTGCAGAGCCTTGAGGGCCAACTACGCCTTGTGTACCAGTAGTACCTTGAGCGCCAACTACACCCTGTGTGCCTGTTGTGCCTTGTGGTCCAGTAGATCCTTGAATACCAATATTACCTGTATTACCCTGTACACCTTGTGGTCCTGTTGATCCTTGTGTACCTTGTGTACCGGTAGCACCTTGTGCTCCCGTGGTACCTTGTAAGCTTAAATCAGTTCTATATACTAAGTTATTTGCACTATTTACTAATAATACTTTATTTTCACTACCACCACCTAACGGGGTAGATGGTAATATAAGACTTCCAGATACAGTAAGAGAACCAGTAACTACAGTACTTCCAGTAATGTTTACATTACTGCCTGACATATTAGTTAATAAAAATGCAAAGTTACCATCACCTTGATTGTATGTTAACGGTGTGCCCTGGACGTTTCTGAATATTACTGACATCTAATAGTGTATTTACGTATAAATATTATTTAAATATACTAAATTATGGTTATAGGTAAATTATCTAGGGCTGTAAAAGAACTACTTTGTATGCAGGATATCCAGGGAATCCAAACTTTTCAACAAAAGCTCCTCCTGTTGTGTAAACAAAGAATCTTATAAAATAGGTTCCATCTGTATATTCAATATCACTTAAATAATGATCATTATTATATACTCCATTTGTAGCCCATATTAATGATCCTGCTGAATTATATATACCAACCTCTCTTACTTCATAGCTTGGATTAACTGTAAATGTAAAATTACTATTTAAGAATTGTGGACTAACAGGTCTTGGATATGTAGTTCCTGAATTATCAGGGAAACAAATACCAACTTGAGATATAGAATAGACGTTATATTGGTTATTTTGATATGAATTTTCTTGCATACAGAATTGACCAACAAATCCAAAAGTATTTTGCAATATTGTTTGCGTTGAACCATTAGGTGCTAAATAAGTAAAGAATGCACCTGTTGCTCCTGGAATAGATAATCTTGTTACATTATATAAGTAAAAGTTAGGTAATGGTCCTAATGCTGCTCCTAGTACATCTTGATATCTTGGACATCTAGCATTAGTATAAGACTTAAATGGTTCTATAGTACTATCCATGTAATATAAATCTTCTAACTCTCCTTTAGTAATAATTTTTTGAGTACTAGCAGGGGTTGAGTCAAGAGGGAATAATCCCATTATATTAACATCTTCGTATGTTACAAGAGCATCAGTTGTTCTCATTACTTAGATTCTAGTGCTTTAATTCTGTTTTCTAATTCAGTGATACGTTTTTCTAGAGCAGCAATTTTTAAAGTATGAATATCAGTATAGTTTACAGTAAGTTTTTCACCACCATTAACTAAATCTGGTAATACATCTTTTACTTGTTGAGCTGAATAACCATATCTTATTTTATCAGTTTCATCATCTGTTCTAGTATATTTGATTACATCTAATTCTAATGTAATATTAGGATTAGTTTCTAATATATTTTTAAATCTAATATCTGATGATTGGAAAAATGCTATTGCTGTGATACCAGAAGCATCCCAATATCCTATATCAGAGTAAGTTGCTGAATTATCTCTATGTTGGAAATAGTTTTTGCCATTACTGTTTCTTCCTTGGATTCTACCAGCATACCCACTACCAAAATTTGAAGAATATAAAATAAGATTAGCATTATTAGAACTACCATCACCAATTGATAAAGTAGAACCATCAAATGTTAAGTTTGCTTCAGCATTAATAGTTGAACTATTAACTGAAGTTAATACTCTATTGTCTGCAGCGTTTGTGTATGAAGTAATACCAGCACTAGCACCTGTTGTACCTTGTGCTCCAGTAGTACCTTGAGGACCAACTCCACCGGTAGTGCCTTGAGTACCAGTAGCACCTTGAGGACCAACTCCACCGGTAGTGCCTTGAGTACCAGTAGTACCTTGAGAACCAGTATCACCTTTAGTACCTGTTGAACCTTGAGTACCAGTAGTACCTTGAGGACCAACCCCACCAGTAGTGCCTTGAGTGCCCGTTGTACCTTGAGGGCCAACCCCACCAGTAGTACCTTGAGTACCAGTAGTACCTTGAGAACCGGTATCACCTTTAGTACCAGTAGTACCCTGGGTACCTATAGTTCCTGTTGTACCTTGAGTACCTGTTTGACCTTGTGCTCCAATAGTACCTGTAGTACCTTGAGCTCCATTTGTACCTGATGTACCTTGAATTCCTATACCTCCTGTTAAACCTTGAGTTCCAGTAGTACCTTGTATACCTATATTACCAGTAGTACCTTGAGCTCCAGTAGTACCTTGAGGACCAGCAGTACCAGTAGCTCCATCTATATTTACAACCCAAGAATCATAGGTACCAGTTCCTGTTTGACCTATTACGCCAAAACTTAAACTACCATTTCCTGAATTGTAGGATGTAACTATTGCTTCATTATGTTTGTTAGCATCAGCAGAATAAGTAATAACAATACTCTGTCCTACAGAATATGCTAATCCAGTTCCTACTGTAATAGTACCTGTACTGCCTGATGCTTGTAAAGCGTATGTTGAATTAGATGTTGTTTGATATCTGTCTCCTGATAGGCCTGTAAATCCTTGAGTTCCAGTTGTGCCTTGTGTTCCTTGAGCACCTACTTCACCTCTTGGACCTTGTACACCTTGTATACCTTGAGCGCCTGCTATTCCTTGAGCTCCAGTATTTCCTGTTGTACCTTGAGGTCCAAGTACACCTTGTGTACCTGTAGCACCTTGAGTGCCTGTAAATCCTTGAATACCAATTGTACCTTGTATACCTTGAGCGCCTGTTTCTCCAATTGGGCCTTGTGGACCTTGAACGCCTTGAGCGCCTATTGTACCTTGTGAGCCTTGAGTTCCTTGTATGCCTGTTAGACCTTGTGTGCCTTGAGCGCCTTGTGTACCAGTAATACCTTGAATGCCTTGAGCGCCTGTTGTGCCTTGAGCACCAGTTGAACCTTGAATACCTGTTATACCTTGTGTGCCTGTTGATCCTTGAGCGCCTACTACACCTTGAATACCAGTAGTGCCTTGAGGACCAAATGGACCTTGAATACCGGTATTACCAAATATACCTTGTATACCTTGTGGACCATTAGGACCCTGTACACCTTGAATACCAGTTGTACCTTGAGTACCTGTAGCACCTTGTAAACTTAAATCGGTTCTGTATACTAAGTTATTAGCTGTATTAACTAATAATACTTTAGTTTCACTACCTGCGCCAGCAGGAATACCAGCAAATACCATACTGCCTGATATAACAGTATTAGAACCGGTAATGTTTACATTAGTTCCGATAATGTTTACGGAACTACCAGACATTGTAGTTAGTAAATATGAGAAATTACCATCTCCTTCACTGTATGATAAAGGAGAACCCTTTTCATTTCTTAGTACTATAGCCATTATTGTGCAGTATGTTTGATATAAATATACAGCAGTGGCTAAATATCTTTAGCTACAGTGAGTTTCTCTGCTTATCGCCCTGCCACTGTCCGTTGTATAGTTCAGCACCGTTACATTCGTGGAAGTAGATTTGTGCTACTCTTGCATCCTTCTCAATGAATATTGTTTCATAAACATACACTAGTGTACCCATAAATTCAGTTTCAAATCCTGGATCAAATACAGGGCTATTGATGATTGCACCGTTACGGTATAATGATGAACGTTGCTTAATAAATGCTACACGATTATCAGGTATTTTACAACCTTCATTAAATGTAATGTCGTATACACCATCATGTAATAACCAACCAATAACTCCATCTACCATGCTTACTTCTAATGGAGTGTATGTAGTTAATTCAGTTTTGTCTTTTAGTACTTTACCAATCCTATAATTAGCTTCATAAGAATTAATACTTGGAAATCCTACTTTCTGTACTGCTTTAATTGATAAATCATAACCTACCTGTGCAGGTTTTCCTTGTGTGTGTTCTAATAGTAATAGACCCTCGTCTACGATTTGTTTTGCGTTTAACATATTTTAAATTTATTAAAGTTCTTCTATAATTCCGAAACATTCTGCAGCAAATAATAAACATCCTGCTGCAAATACATTTCCAAACATTAATACACCACATCCAATCATTCGGATGCCTGATTTTAATACACTTATTCTAAAGTGTCTACTTGTTTTACTCTCCTTTGGTTGCATAATCTTGTATTGTTTTTGAATCTGCTCTCTCCCACGGATAATTTATCCAATCTTTATCTACTACTTCATAGTAGAATGTTGGTTGAACAGATGCAGTTTCTTTTGTGTGAATTGCTGCTGTTGGAACATTATACTTGTGTAATGTTAGTCCTGAATCACAGATATCATCTATTATCAGTACCTTACTGTCTAATACCATTCCAAACTTAAATAATGGAATGTTTAGTTTATGAGATAACATTACAGCAGGTATTAATCCTCCTCTAGGCATTCCAAATATATATTTAATATCTAGCCCACTGGATTCTACTTGAGACGCTATGTTATCCACAGCGGTCTCAATATAGTCCCAGGTAATAAATCTTTTGTTCATATTATTTTTCATAGTTTTGTATAGTAGGTATTTCTACTGCGTCATAAGTTACTTCAAAAATATCAGGTTTACAAGGATAATATTCACCCTTTACTCCACGAATTACATAGTCCCCTTTGGAACATTTCATATCACCTTCTAAAGTTGGAATTAGTAAATATGGAGAACCATCTTCTTCTTTTCCAATTTTAAATTTTCCTACATCACTAAGTGAGAAGATATCTAAACATCTGAAGTTTCCATCATATTGTACTGCCTCAATTACTACTGGTTTTTTTCTATACTGTGGCATGTTTTAAAATTTTGTTCCATTTACTTCAATCGCGTGTAAGAATTCTTCTCTAATTAAATTGTCTTTTTCCATAAACACACCACTAAACTTATTTGTAGTCATAGTAGAACCGTGTTTAATACCTCTATGTGAGCAACATGTATGCTTACAAGCAATACTAACTGCTACTGATTCACATTGCATTTTATTAGCAATATAATCGTGGATTTGTGTTGTTAATGACTCCTGCATTTGTGGTCTACGTCCAAACCATTCTACAATACGGTTTAATTTACTTAAACCAATAACATTTTCAGCAGGAACATATGCTACAGTAGCATAACCTGTGAATGCTAGGTTGTGGTGAGCACACATACTAACAATAGGAATACCTGATTGAATTACTAATCCATCATATCCTTCATCGTTGGGGAATACTGTGATATTTGGTTCATCACTAATACTACCTACGATTAAGTCCTTTAACCACGCTTTAGCTACACGACGAGGTGTATCTTCAGTTTGTCTGTCTGCTTTATAGTCAAATCCTACTGCTGTAAGGAATTGAGCATATGCTTCAGACGCATTATTAATCATTTGCTCGATTTGTTCTGGTGTACGAGCTAAACTACCATTTGATTTCTTTAATAATTCCATATTTTATTTTTTACTTTCCCAATATAATGACCTTACTTTGCTTCCCAACTCCTGATTATTAGGGGTGTTACGAATAATATGTTCAGGGATAGCTAACATACTACGATCATTGCCTTTATCCCAACATGCTGGGCATAATTGGCCTGCTCCATCAATATAACCTAATCTCATATCAATATGAGTATTGCGTTTGTATATTGTTTCTACTCCACACAATACACAGTGATCAAATTCATCTTCTTTAGTTTTCATTTCTGCATCTAAAGCACAGCCTAAATGATTGTATCCATGTAGATAATCATAATCTACGTCTGAAGTGTCTTTGCCGCAATACTGACAAGTCCACATTGATAATTGTTGTGACATATTATTTTAATTTATTGATTTGTCTAATCATATTTACAGCACCGAATGCTGATAGTATAGCTATAACGACATAACCCCATATAATTAACTCTTCCATATTATACGTTTAATGTTTTATATTTCATTTAATCTATTAACCCTAGTAATACAAATACATAATATAGTACTATCCCTGCAATTGTTATTCTACTTGCTTGATCACCAAATAAAATATAATTTAGGTTATTGATTATCTTTTTCATCTTTAAAGTTTTTCTTTGCAAATTCATCATTAGTTTTAATTTTATGGATGAATTCTTCTCTTGTTAAATGTTCATGAACTACATAACCTTTAACTTCTCCTGAAAAATTATAAAATAAAGAATTAATGTACTTCTTATAAGCATCTTCATACAATTCGTCTAGAAAATTATCATCATTTCCTAATGTTTTCGTGCTAATAATTTGGAATTTCATTATACATTAAGCGTTTTATTCCATGCTGCTATGTGTAGTCGTGTAAGGCCGCGGAAGCGGTAACGCTTAGCCATTTCAAGACAGAATTGAGTACGCTCTTCAAAGTTAGCAGCATCGTCTAAACCAGGCATACAAACAACGTTTTTAAGCGGTATATTAAATGGTACTACGAAGTCACGGAATAATTCTTGTACGTCTTCTTCTGTGCTGATAACGAACTTAAACTGGTAGTTTTTATGTTCCATAATACGCTTGATAGCAGCAGGAACAATACGTTGTTTCTCTGTCATACCTGAATTAGCTAATTTAGGTGAGCAGTTAATCTGATCTAACATTATGAATAATGGTTCTTCAATTACAATCGTACCATTAGTTTCAATTTCATAAAATGGTGTTATATCGTTTCTATCAAGATATCTACTTAACCAATAATTAGTAAAATTAACAATTGATTCTTGGTGTCCTTTAATTGTTGGTTCACCACCAGTCCAGATAATATGAACAGAACCGTCTTTGATATAATCATATACGCCTTCTTCTTTCCAACGATTAATTAGATAATCGAATTCTTTATCTTCACCTCTCCATAACCACTGAGATGTACTATCACAAGTCCAGGTTGCTTTACCTTCTTTAACTAAATCACCTTCGAATATTTCACCATCTTCTAGCTTTTGTTCTTTAGCTAGCATATTAGTAAATGCACGAGACATACCGCAAGTTAGGTTACAAATACCAAAACGTACGAAGTATGAAGGAACGCCCGATGAAATACCTTCACCCTGCACTGTGTAGAAATCACTACTGATTAGTAGTTTGTGTGGATCAATTTTGCTCATTTAAATATTGTTTTTATATAATTGAATATAGGACTAAAATTATGCCACTCACTAATTATAGCGATGACACTCGGATGTTTATCTCCACACAGTCCTAATATATGTAATATTTCATGCATAATAATAAATTAAAAAAACATCCACCTTTTTAGGGGTGGATGTTGGGTTGAATTAAGCTTCTGCTAATTCAGTGTTTTTCATACGACGACGAGTCAAATTATACATTGCATTAGCAATTGTATTGTTTACTCTACGTCTGAAGGCTGTAATGTTAGATAAATGACTAACAGAATAACCTGTTTCTTCAGATAATCTTGTCAAATCACCAGTGCGTTGACGGTGTGTGAAGAATGACAATTTTGCTGTGCGGTTTAAGTAGTTCGCACGAACTTTAGTTTGATAACTCATAACTATATTTGATTTTTGTTTACGAATTGTGTTCAGCTAATACTTTTTCTACATGAGCCTTAGCTACTTCCCATGTTACAGGACCTGTTTCGTCAGCATATGCTACA